AAGGATAATGTTACCTTTCCCTCTACGAGTAGCTTTCGCAATTGCGTTAGCTTCTGTTTCGATTTGGAACATAAGACCTTTGAACTTCTCTACTGACCAACGACCGTTAGCATCGACATCTAAGTCAAAAGTACCGGCAGAAGCAGTACCCGCAGAACCTGCAACAGCGTTGCTGTATACAGTACGGATCACTTCACGGTTGATCTCAGCTAGAAGCTCGGCAGACAACATGTTAGCCAACTCAGTTTCAGCATCCAAACCATGGATAGCTTTTAGATCCTGAGCGAGTTCAGTTGTGTACTCTGCTTTCAAGGCACGTGACTTAGCTTCAACAGAAACTTTGTCGATTTGGAATGACATCTCAGCGAAAGATCCAGCAGTAGTGCCTAGTTCTTCAGCGGCATTAGTAGTCATACCAGTACCTGATGTTTCTGACCCTGCACCCAATGCGTTAGCGTGAGTACCAGTACCAGAGAAGTCTGTGTCTGCTTCGTTATAGAACGCTTCAGATTTAACTTCGTTGTTTGCGCCATCTACGTAGTTGCTACGCATTGCAAAGATCAGACCAGTTGGTCCAGTCATAGGCTGTACGCCTGCAATATCGTATGCTACCAAATTAGGCATCGCACGGCGTACTAAAGAAATTAGTACGGGATCATACTTGTCCATTTGGCCAACGTTGTTGACGGGTCCTAATTCAGCTTCAGAAAGAAGTGTATTAGGTGAATATGACTGACCCTCTTTCAAGGCAGTCTCTGTGTTTTCAAGCAAAGTGGCTGTAACAGCTTGACGATGCTTGTCTTGAATGCCAGGAAGTGCTTCATGCTCAAGCACTGGGCCCCATTTTTGCATTAGTTCTTCGTTTCTCATTTGAAATTCTCCTTTTTGAGATTTATCTAATGTTATTTATAAATTTGTTTAGCTTGCTAAACGACCAAGGCTTGCGGCGTAGGCGGCGATCTGTGGATCGACTACTACTTTAGTTGCTTCCTCTTCCTCAGCGGCTTCTTCTAACAGTTCAGTAGCATCTTCTACTGGAGCAACTGTTTCGGCAAAGTAGCTGTCTTTGATTGCGGCAACTTTTGAAGCATATTCTTCAACTGATTCAAAGCTGATACCTTCGGACAGAGTAGCAAGTTTCTCAACTTGGGTGTCTGTGAGACCTTCAGTCACTTCTTTAAATTTAGCTTCAGTTTCAAGCTTCTGCTTTTCCTCTCTGATGGTCATCAACTCTTCTACAACTTCGTTGTACTTTGTCTTTGACTCTTCAAGTTTCTCTTCTGCCTGAGCAACATGATCAACTGATTCTTGATCAACTTCCATGTTATGCTCTGATACAAGAGACTTGATTCCACCTAGTAGCGACTCTGCAACTTCAACTTTGATGTTGCTTTCAATCGATACTCTGTTTTCTTCCATCCAACCTTCGATAACGTAGTCTAGATAAGAATCAACTTTTTCTACTAGGTCTTCTACAGCAGATTCAACCTGCTCCTGAAGATCGTTTTCAAATTTCTCTTCTAGTGAAGCTTTCTCTGCTAGTACATTCTCATGTACAGCCGCTTCAAATACTGCTTCGACCTTAGTTTTGAAATCTTCGCTTAGGTCTTGGCCTTCGAAAAGACCTTGAAATGCTTCTTTCAAACCGGCATCGTTAGTACCTTGGGGAGTCTTTACAGAATCCTCAACGTTGTCCGCCTTAGGGTCAGCCGACTTCTTCAAGTCGCCCTTACGTTTCTTGACTGCTCCTCCTGCTGGAGTTACGGCATCCGCAGATTCCGAATCTTCACCAGTCGCCTTAGCTTCGTCAAGTTCTAGGTCTAGATTTTGTTCTAGTTCACTCATTTGACTTCTCCTTTAACAAGTATTATTGTCTTGTGTATTTATAAATTTCATTTCTTCGTCAGCGAATTTATAAACCGTTCAAAGATAACCGAAGCTTTAGCTTCTAATTCTTCAACAGAATATTTTGCGGTTTCTTTTATTTCTTCTTCAATTTGATCAAAAGCCTGAGCCGCAGTCCAAGATGAAGAAGCAACATCGTAAACCCATTCTACTCCTTCCATGACGCCTTTTACAAAAGCATCAGGAGCAGATGGATCTGCAACGATATCACCAGCAGTAGCAAGCATAAAATCGTCTTGCACTTCCATGATTCCTTGACCATTCTTTTTCAATGATCCCATACCACGTGATGAAATACCTAAGTTAGCACCTTCATCGATAAGATTCTTTACGATCTTACCCATTGGTGTATCCATCACTTTAGCACGTCCGATAACATTCGGTCCGTCCTCTTTGAGTTCGGTAAACATATGTGATACACGGTCCAAATTGATTGTTGGACCAGCTGGATGTCCCAGTTCACCATATGCACGTTTCGCTTCAACGTAGTTTTTGTTATATCTAGCCATCTCTTTCATTAGAGTAGATGCTGGATATACACGTCCGTTTCTATTTTTGATGTCACCTTGCATGATGACGCCTTCGATGAAGTAGTTCTTTTTACCCGTTGCTTCACCAGCTTCGTTTAGTACATCTTCTGAGATATACTGAACGTCTTCAACGATTTCTTTGATTAGTAATGACATTATCTTTTCTTACCTCCGCTGAATGCAAAGTCTAGCATCTTCATGAACATATTTTCGTTCTTGTTGATAGCATCTGCAAACTTCTTGGCATTGCCTGAGTTCAGCTTATCGTGTACTTGTACCATTGCACTTGCAGTAGTCATGTCAACTTTTAGCTTCTGCCCATCTTTAAACTTGACATCTTTGGCGCCTTTTGTCTTTACGATCTTACGTAGATCATCAATGACTGCCTCAGATATCTCCTCTTCTGTTTCTTCTTTCATCGCCATTTTAGTTGCAGTGGCATGCATCACTTCGTCTGCTTTGTCACCGTAACGATCTTTGAAGCCTTTGATGTTCTTCTTCATAGACTTGACGATTTCTTCTTTCTTCTTAGCCTGTGCATCAGTCATCTCTTCTTCAGACATAGGCTTCTTTTTCTTTTTGTAAGAAGAAGTCATGTAGCCTTCTTTATGCTCTTTAGCACAATCAGGGCACTCTTCTTCTTTAGCATACATACAGCCACAGTCTTCGCATTCGATCTGTCTAGCTTCTTCGTAAACTGCCGCATCGTCCTCATGATCTGCTTTACGCTTTGCCTTTTTTGCTTTGGATACGAACTGGTCGTCCTTAGCAACAGGGTGATCTTTCTTATCTACAATATGTTTGTCAACGAAATTCTTTTCGTCCTCACCCTTTGGAGGATTTACTGTCTCGCCGATCATTTCTTTGAACGATTTCATTTTAGCACCTACTGTTCCTGTTCAGTTGTTTCTTCTACTGACTCTTCGACTTCAGCTTCTACTTCCGTAGGTTCAAGATCCGCTTCTACACTCTCTTCTGCTGGAGAGCCGTACATCGAATCGAACTTAGCACCTAAGCTTACTTCCATCTTGTCAGCCATAACTTGATTGAAAGCCGCTTCGAATCCAGAAGCGTCTTTGTTATATGCATGATTGATCATGTCCTTTACATTCTCACTCATAATATTTCTCCTTTATCTTATATACTGTATTTATCAAAATTTAGAATTGATCAGAATCGCCTTCGTCATCTGGTTCATTCTGCTTCTCATCATCTATTTGCTTGTCAATGTCTTCGATTTCATCCTCATTCATAAAGAGAACTTTCTTACGAATCCAGTTTTTAGAGAAGTATTCACCCTTATACTCATCAATATCACGTAGAATTTGTAGTCTGTTTTGTAACATCTCAGACTCTTTCAATTCTTCAAAATGGTTATCAACCATATAATCATATCTAATAGCAGATTGAATAGCTGCCCACTCTTCTGGTGCAATAACACCTTTTAGAATGAGTTGTTTCTCAAGTATCTTATCGAATAAGATAGAGAAACGGGCTCTCAGTCTACGAATAAACTTACCAAACTTGATCTCATCACGGCTAATTTCCGAAGCACGACCAAGTGAAAATCCTGTATCACTTTCT